AGAGTGGGGCAGACGTTTAACCAGAGAGATCCAGAGGCAGTACAGGATGGCATAAAGGATTTTTGATAAATGGCGACAAAAAAAAGAACTACAAAAAAGCCGCATCATCTTGGAATTTCAAGAAATGGTATGCATTTTACTTTTTCCTGGAAAATTGGCGACAAGGACTACGGTGAAGGCCAGTTATTGCAGTGGCGCATCAACGGCATGGGCAAGGGAAAATGGTACTCTATCGCGGTCGGGAAGACGGCGACGCAAAAAACACTGACTTCCCTGACCGCAGCGGGGTTCTATCCATACACGAACAAACGTTTGAATTGGATAGAATTCCGCGTGCGCGGACGGAGGAAAAACTTCTCTGAAACAAGAAAAGTAAAAAAGAAAAAAGTCACAACGACGTATGTAAGTAAGTGGTCACCATGGGAGTCGTACACACTTTCGATTGCGGAGCCGTGGCAGACGGGCGGCATCTCTGTCGAAGTGGATTCATCCGTCAATAACAAGGCAACCTTCACTTGGTCGGAAAATAAATCCGACACAGACAACAGGCCGGTGGCTTCATGCAATTATCAAACGGCAACAGTAAAAAATATCTGGACAACGGACGGGAGCAAGTACGGCGGCTACACCTTGGATGGGGGCGGAACGTCCGCAACATTCACCGAGGACTCGGCTGCGATGACCGGGACAAGTCTAACAAGGTTTGTCCGGACTCGACAGCGCGGGGCTTCCGGACCCTCTGCTTTCCGATACGCGTATCACACATACGCGATGCCGCGTTCGCCTGTTGTTACTTCCGCAAAAACCGCGGAGACAGACAAAGGCCGAAACACGACAATTCGTTGGAGCCAGTCAGCAAGCGCGGCGTATCCAGTCGATACAATGTCGGCACAATACGCAATAGAAACGCCAGAATCGGACATGTCCTGCCCTTCCGGGGCATCCTGGAATGATGCGCTTACAATGGCGTGGCGGGCGAATTTGAACGGCTGCGAATTCAACTCGACAACGGAAGTCGGCCAGGACAAATGTATGTGGGTCAAAGTTTCGGCGAAGCACGACAACAACGTGGCATACAGCGAGCCTTATTTGGTTGAAAAAGGAAAGCTAAAAGCGCCGACGCTGACATCCGGAACGGCCACAAGTTCAACAAAAATAGCGGTTTCGGCAACCAACAACTCGGAGATTTCCGGCGTTTGGCTGGAAGCATATATAAAATTGGCGTCAGATCCATCACGGCCGATATATCTTGGAAAATTCACCGGAGACTCTGCAGAATTTACTGTTTCAGACATTTCCGGCGAATCCACCTATCAGGTCGGCGTAATGGCCAACAATGGCCAGATGAAGTCCGACATTGTTTGGACTGAAAATAGTGCAATATCGCTCCCGCCGTCTTCCGTCAGCGCGGAGGCAACAGCGGCCGATACGGTAAAATTGACATGGAATTGGCCATGGAAGGCAGCAGATCAGGCAGTTATTTCATGGGCGGATCATGCAGACGCCTGGGAGTCTACCGAGGAACCTTCCAGCTATACAGTGGATCATAAAGCGCTTTCATGGTCGGTTGGCGGCCTGGACGAGGATAAAAAGTATTATTTTCGCGTCAGATTGGCAAAAACCAGTGGGGATACAGCGGTGTATTCCAATTGGTCTGAAATTGTGTCCGTAAATATCGCATCCATGCCAGCGCTGCCCGTTCTGGCAGTGTCAAACAAGGTTATAATCCCCGGCGAAAGCATATCGTTTTCCGTCGGGTCCACAGGCGCGGGCGATTTTTATGCGGAAATTGCCGAAAAGCACGGCGACGCAGAATACACTCCAATTATTGGCGGATCCGCTTCCAGCAGCCTGACTATAACCATGGAACAAATAAACAAGCTGTATGCGCAGCTTGAAAAAACGGATTATTGCTGGACAGTAGGGAGTGAGCACACATTCTGCACAAGGATTACCGGGTCCGGCGGTCAGTCTACCGGGTGGAGTGATCCCGTAACTGTAAAAGTTGTTTATGCGCCAGAAATAATTACACTGTCAGCATCCACAAAAACGGTTGAGATTGCCAGCGAGGACGAAAACGGCACATCACTGACGGAATCCGTTCAGGCGATCACGGAACTTCCTGTGTCGGTCACAATACAGCCAGCGGGAGGCGGGTTAACGTTTCTGATTGCGTTAAAGCGGTATAGAGACGTTTTTGCCATGCGGCCGGATGAACAGAGGGAGCAGAACTATAAGGACGAAATAATAGCCGTTAGGACGGCGGAGCCATTTACTGGAGCGCAGACATTCAGTTTTGATTTGCCTGACTTGCTCGGAACGATGAACGACGGCGGGTGGTTTTATTTTTCCGTTTCGGCTTCCGACGTTTACGGTCATACAACCGTACGTCAGACAGACCCTTTTCTTGTCAAATGGGATCAGCAGCCGATAGCCCCTGGCGCAACGCTCACTTTTGATACTGACCGGCTTGCGGCGAAAATCTCTGTCACAAAGCCGGAAGGAGCTGCAGACACTGACACCGTAGACATCTACAGACTTTCTGCAGATAAGCCCGTGCAGGTGATCGAAGGCGGCACATACGGTGTTACCTATGTGGACCCTTACCCGGCATTCGGAGAGTCCGGCGGATACCGTGTTGTATCCGTGTCAAAATACGGGGATTACATCGCTGCGGACAGTACCGTGGCGTGGATTGACGCGAAAGACGAGGCGCTTGACATAGAGGAACTAGCGGTTGATTTTGATGGATACCGGGTGATGCTTCCGTTTGACCTTAAATTGTCCAACACTTGGGCGAAAGATTTCAAACGCACCGCATACCTTGGTGGATCAGTTCAAGGCGACTGGAATCCGGGCGTTACGCGCGATTTGTCAGCAGAAACAACCACGCTTGACGTGGATATTGACGATCAGCAGACGCAAAAGCTTATGCGGATGCTTGCCGACTATGCCGGGATTTGCCATGTTCGGACGCCGGAAGGCAGCAGTTTCGCGGCTGATGTGCAGGTTTCGGAAGACCGGGACTGTGACACGCCGGGAATTGTAAAATTCAAATTGACGATAAGCAAAGTTGACCCGGAAGGCATGGAGGGCATGACATTGACGGAATGGGAGACATTGGAGGACGGCGCATGATTGATTGGAGCAAAGGTTTTTCGGCGTCTTACGTCCTCGCAATTGTTGACCCGCTGACGTGGGCGGACCGGTCAGAGATGGAATTTACAGACGGGAGCATTGACAGAGATTCTACGGCCGATCTGCTAGAATCAGCGAGCATAACAGTCACAGACGATTCACTTTCCGGCGAAAAATGGGTCAGGGTTTATCTTTTGGCAAAACAGGGCGGGAGTGCAGAGCGTATCCCGCTTTTTACTGGAATCACGTCAGCACCGGAGCGGGAGCTTGACGGCATCCGGGAAACATGGAAAGCCGAGTGCTATTCCGTGCTCAAACCGGCGGATGATGTGCTTCTGGCCAGAGGTTATTATGCCCCGGCTGGATCCAGTGCGGATCTTGTCAAAGACTTACTTTCGGTAAGCCCGGCGCCGTTCTCGGTGTCCGGATCACCGCCAGCACTGTCAAGTGATATTGTTGCGGAAAGCGGAGAATCCCGCTTGTCTCTTGCAAAAAAGGTGGTTGATGCCATTGGCTGGCAACTGTCAATACACGGGGACGGGTCCATCCATTTGACGGAACCGGGCGCAAGCCCGGCGGAGCGGTTCGGCGTTGAAAAAAATGACGTGCTGGAGCCGGATGTGAAGGACAAAACTGACTGGTATAACTGCCCGAATGTTTTTCGGGCAGTGGACGACGATGCAGGAACGGCCGTAGCCAGGGACGATGATCCGGACAGCAAATTTTCAACTGCTTCAAGAGGCAGAGAGATCTGGATGGAAGATTCCAGCGTCGAGCTTTCCGGCAACGAGACAATCGCAGAATACGCCGTGCGACGGCTGAAAGAAGAGCAGACCCCGGCGCGCGAAATCAGCTATAACCGGCGGTTTTTCCCGGGCGTTCGCGTCGGTGATATTGTTGCGCTGGATTATCCGCGACACAAGTTATCCGGAAATTTCCGAGTGGCAAAACAGACGCTGGAATTATCTTACGGGTGCAAGACGGCCGAAACGGTCAACGAGGTGTAACGCATGGATGAACTAAAGGTCTTGGCAGAGGCCATAGTAAAAAACACAAAAAAAAATAAAACTAATGCTTATGAGACGCTTGCCACAGTCCTAAGAATTGACGGTGAAAAGGTGTATGTCCATATTGACGGAGGGGCGCCAGAGACGCCAGCGACCGCAACAATGGCTTGCAAAGAAGGAGACACTGTACGGATTCATGTGGAAGGCGGAAAAGCGTGGGTCATCGGCAATGTATCCGCCCCTGCGACGGACGACACTGCCGCGAATACGGCGCATAAAGCGGCGGATACAGCACAGGCGACAGCAGAAGACAGCGCAAAAACCGCAACAAACTTCGTGACCGAGAAAGGCACCGGCGGCCAGATCCTTGTCCATCCGGAAGGCGATACAAAAAATGCCGTGCTGATCGGGCAGGACGTGCAGATCATTCGAAACGGCGTGACCGTAGCGACTTACTCCGATGCTGTTAAGATCGGGGATACAGAACGCCAACATATTATATTGGATGATGATAACTTTTCAATAAATACGAGCGCGGCGAATACTATTATTTCAATCGGGTCTACGCATGATAGTGAAGGGCATGCAATCGCTTGTGACATGTATTCGCTTGGCCCTTCTGGCTCAGAACCACTTACCGTTATGTCGACACACCAAATCACGAAGTTAGTACGGGCATACGCGCTTTTTTGGGAAGATGCATCAATGGAAGAGATCCCGCTTTCGAAGTTAACTGTATCCGGAAATAACATGATTACGATAGACCAATCTGTTTTCCTTTGCGACTTGTTTGTTTCGTATAAAACAACGGATTCCGTCTATGGAGTCAATTTTTTCGAAAATGAAAACACTGGGGAGAAATGCGTAAGTTCAGGGTATAATAATACCGTGTCGGGGACGTATAGTCATGCGGTTGGTACAGGTAATGTTGTATCCGGGTATGGTGCCGCAGCGATTGGAAACGGCCTGATTGCCCATGACCAGGTCGTAATTGGTCGATATAACGAGGATTGCACAGAACCGTTTGTAGTAGGCGCTGGAAATGCAGACTACGAAGGCCAGCCGCAACGGAAAACCATTTTATGCGGCAACGCTGAATATATTTCATGCCTTGTAGATCTTTATGCGCATAAAAACATCTATGCAACTGGCCGGGTGACTTCCGGCAAGGAATCGACTGAAATAAGCTTGTCAAATGGAGCAAGCGGAACTGTTAATTTTTACCGGAAAGGCGATGTTGTGCAGATTACGATGGCTGGCATTAAATTGTCTGGCGGTTCAAATAACCGCGTAATTGGCACGATCCCGACCGGGTGGAGACCCGCGCGCCAGATGGCGATGTACGACGGGACAAACAACGGCTATGTGCTGATAAATGGTGACGGCACGATTACATGCAGGCATACAGCATCCACCAGCTACACTGTATACGCCGGGATGTCATATCTCGCATGGGGTTAAACAGGAGGACAAAATGACAGATCCAATTTTTACACCGGAACAGGTGTATCAGGTGATCCTTGCCGTGGCCGGGCTTATCATCTCATGCGCCGGAGCAATCGGGATTATAGCAAAAGTGGTGCGGTGGTTCCGGAAGCCCGCCGATACGCAAAAAGAGCGCGTGGATGCCCATGAGAGGCGCCTTGATGGGCATGACGATGCGTTGAAGGAAATCCGGCAGTACCTTACCAATGATAAGGCGAGGCTTGACAAGTTAGAAGAAGGCAACCGCATCGTGCAGCAGTCCCTTCTAGCCATCATGTCACACCTGCTAAATGACAGCGACAAAGAAGACTTAAAGCGCGCAAAAGAAAGCTTAGAACACTTTTTAATTGAAAAGTAAGGAGGAAAAAGTTATGGAATTAACAGGATTAGGAATCACAGGCGTAGCAGCGATTACAGTTATCTGCTATCTGGTGGGCATTTTTTGCAAGCAGTCTGTACATGTGGACGATAAAAATATTCCGGTGTGCATGGGCGTGGCAGGCCTTATTTTAGGCATTGTGGGAATGTTTGTGATGCCGGAATTTCCGGGCAAAGACTTAATTACAGCTATGGC